TAGGTTTTTAACCTAGGTAGGCTCCTCATATCGAAGATTTCGTTGTCCGTTTGGCGCCGGACTACGCAATTTTCACAGCCATAATATTATGTGGCTCTTTAAGATTATATTTGTCTTTATACGTTTTGTATAAGGTAGTTTTAGTATGTTTCTTTAAGAGCCGTACTTTAATTATTGTAACAAGCCGTGTTTATGATAGATTATCTTTTAGATAAAACTTTATTATGTTTGTTTATTCTGACCCCTGAAAGCAGGACCCAGCCAGGATTTCCAGTATCCTTAAACTGGAACCCCGTCTTTGATACCGAGACATTAAATTAGGTGTATGAGATTGGTCGCCTCAGGAAAATACTGCCTATTTGTAGAGCAGGAGACCACACCGCCCTTCTCCAGGGCATAATAAATAGGAGACTAGTCTTTGATACCGAGACATTAAATTTGGTGTATGAGATTGGTCGACTCAGGAAAATACTGCCTATTCGTAGAGCAGGAGACCACACAGCCCTTCTCCAGGGCATAATAAATAGGAGACCACTTTTGCTTAGATTATGAGCGGAGCGAATTAAAAACAGCGTTCTGCATTTTTCTAAGATTTACTGATTTGTTTGTAACAATTGTCAGATTTTAAAAGACAGTGATTCTAGTAGACTTTAGATGTGCTTTAAGGAATCCCACTTGACTATATGATTTTCGTTTATCTACTCAACTCGCAGCAGAGTTTAATGAGTATCAGAATCTAACATGTAGAAGAGAACAATTGGTCCTTTTGAGCATCTTTAACCCAACGTATCGGGGGTTATTGCTATCAATATCATCTGGCTATCCTACGTTTACCATTCTACCAGGAATGGGGGCGCTGCACGCCTCTCTTTTTTGTAGGCTCTAGTCAACCTTAAGATGTGAGACACAACGTTTTGAGAAATCATCAATACAAGAGTTTAATAACAATGAAGAAAATTTGTTTAGCCCATAGAGGTTACTGTTATCAACCCTTTCTTTTATTCTAAAATGAACAGTTCTAACTATTCAGAGGAAATAAAGAGAAATGCAGCAAAAAGGGTTTCAGCACTTACTTTTAATGTAGTAAGTTTTGTTTTATTTCCATATTTGATTATGTGTGCTTGGACTATTCGCATTGTTTTATATCTTTGTCTTCCTTGTTTGGAAAGCCAAAGTGAAAAAGACTATGCAAAAAATAAATATTATACTCGTATTCGAAACAGTAAGAATGCTACTAATCGAAAGCATAAAGCTTTGCATGTTTATGCAAAAAATTCAAGCTCTAAGAAGAAAAGTGTGCGTAATAATGGAAAGATTTTGGATTCTCAGTCGTCGGTTTTGTTTGCGGATTTAGGTGAAAATGTTTTTGCAAATACTATACAGGAAACTTGTAAGGAATATTTCAAGTCTTTTACATCAGGTAATTTTGAATTTCCG